AGTTAACATTTGCATTACAACCAACACGATAATGGCACTAGTTAATTTTACAAACCTGGATTTCGATCAGATTAAAACTTCGATCAGAGATTATCTGAGATCGAACTCAAATTTTACTGACTATGATTTTGAAGGATCTAATCTTTCTATAATCTTAGATGTTTTAGCGTATAATACATATATTTCCTCATATAATGCTAATATGATTAGCAATGAGGTTTTTATTGATAGTGCTACTCTCAGAGAGAATGTCGTTTCAATTGCAAGAAGCATTGGATACACCCCAAGATCTAGAACGGCATCAAAAGCAAATGTCTCGTTCTTTGTGGATACCTCTACAGCAACTTCTCCACAAAAACCTCTTACATTAACTCTGAAGAAGGGAATTGTATCCACTACTTCTGGATCATTTAGTGGTACAAGTTATGTTTATTCCATTCCAGATGATGTTACTGTTCCAGTTATCAATGGAATTGCTGATTTTAACAATATTGATATCTACGAAGGTACTTATATCACCGAAACATATACAGTAAATTCGCTAGATCCAAATCAAAAGTTTATTTTAAATAACGCAAACATAGATTCTTCTCTTATTCGCGTTGAAGTTAGAGATGGATCTCTAGGACCAAGAAAAAAATATATTCAATCAAGCAATATTTTAGATATTAATTCAGAATCAAAGATTTTCTTTATTCAAGAAATTGAAGATCAAAGGTATGAAGTCATATTTGGAGATGGTATTTTTGGTAAGAAGTTAATCAATGAAAATATTGTTGATATTTCATACGTAATTACAAATGGAGAGTCTGCGAATGGAGTTTCTTCTTTTGTTTTTAATGGAACTATTGTAGATAATAACAACTTTGATGTTACAAGCGGCATTTCTCTTATATCAACCAACATTGCAGCAAGTGGTGGTAAGGAAATAGAATCTGTAGACTCTATCAAAAAATATGCCACTAGGATTTATGCAACACAGAATAGAGCAGTAACTTCAAGTGATTATGAAGCAATCATTCCCCAAATATATCCAGAGGCAGAATCAGTTTCTGTATTTGGTGGAGAAGATTTAGATCCCCCCCAATATGGAAAAGTCTTTATTACAATCAAACCAGAGGGTGGATTCTTTGTTTCTAATGGTGTAAAAGATAATATAAAGAGTGCTCTTAAAAAATACTCTGTAGCAGGTATCGTTCCAGAAATATTAGATCTAAAATACCTCTCTATTGAAATTGATAGTACGATATATTACAACAACAATAATGCACCATCTTCTGATTATGTTTCAAGTATTGTATACAATAATATACAAAAGTACGCAAATTCTTCAGAGTTGAATAAGTATGGTGCAAGATTTAAGTATAGTAAGTTTTTAGGAATTATTGATAATAGTCACGAATCTATCACGTCTAATATAACAACTGTTCAAATGAGACGTGATTTAAAACCCGTGTTAAATAGTTTAGCAACATATGAAATTTGTTTTGGGAATCAGTTTCACATTAAAAACATTGATGGTTTTAATGTGAAATCATCAGGATTCTATATTAACGGCATTGAAGATCCTGTTTATTTGTCTGATGTACCTGATGTAAATGGAATAACTGGTATTATTAATATCTTTAGATTGGATTCAGCAGATCGTTACAAAATTGTGGTTGCTAATGCGGGAACTATTAATTATACAAAAGGCGAAGTTAACTTAGATGCAATCAATATTTTGGAAACTGTGATAAATGAGGGTGAACCAATTATAGAAATTTCTGCGATACCAGAATCTAACGATATAATTGGATTACAAGATCTTTATTTAAATCTGAGTATAAATGATGTTAGTTTGGAAGTTTTAGCAGATAAAATTTCATCTGGAGATGATCCCTCTGGATCAACATACACAAAAACAACAAGTTACAGTAATGGTTCTATTATAAGAGAATAATATGTCAAATACAAGAGTCAAAATTGGTTCAATTGTACAAAATCAACTACCCGACTTTGTACAGGAAGAATATCCCCTTGTAGGTGAGTTTTTAAAGGAATATTATAATTCTTTAGAAGGAAAAGGAGGGACACTTGACGTTCTTCAAAACATTGATCAATATGTAAAAGTTGATAATCTATCAGAATCTCTTTTTAGTAGAACAGTTACTGCAAAACCAACATCTCCACAGACATATTTTGTAATTAGTGGTGGTTTTTCTGCTGAAGATCTTATAGTTTATAAAAATGGTTCAAAGCTAACAAAAAGTATAGATTATTTCACAGTTCAATCAACTGCTGTCAGTTTAATTCAACCAGCAGTTAATGGGGATATTTTAGAATTTGTTGTACAGAGCCCATCTTCAACCTTTTTGACAAGCAATGTTGATTTTGTAGATAATACTATTAATGTTGCCTCCACTTATGGATTCCCAGAAGCAAATGGAATAATAAGAATTGATTCTGAGATTATTCTTTACGAAGGAAAAACTAATACTACATTTACTAATTGCACAAGAGGATTTAGTGGAATAACCTCTTATAGATCCTCTAATAAACCCGACCAGTTAGTATTCTCAACTTCTGAAATATCAACTCACTCTAATAATTCTCGCGTAGAAAATCTAAGTTCTTTATTATTGAGAGAGTTTCTAACAAAACTAAAGAAACAGTTAGTTCCTGGATTTGAAAATAGAGAATTTACAGATGGTCTAAATGAAAAAACCTTTATAAAGCAAGCGAAAGATTATTATAGAGCAAAAGGAACAGACGACTCATATAAAGTTCTTTTTAAAGCTTTATTTGGAGAAAATGTTGATGTTTTAAAACCAAGGGATTTTCTTCTAAAACCATCAGATGCAAAATATAGAATCACCAGAGATTTAGTTGTAGAATCTATTTCTGGTGATCCCATGGATATGGTAAATCGAACCATATATCAAGATGAGGATGCATTTTTCAGCAAGGCATATGGAACTGTAACAAACGTAGAAAAAATTCAAAGATCAGATAAAACATATTATGTTTTAAGTTTAGATAGTGACTATAATAAAGATCTTACAGTAGATGGCACTGTCTTTGGAAACTTTTCAATACATTCATCGACAAAATTAACTTCAAAGATATTAGTTAATAGTCAAGTTTTAGATGTAGATTCTACCATAGGATTTCCTCCGACAGGAACTTTATTATATAAAGTTGATGGAGTAGAATATTCGAGCACTTATTCTGATAGAAATTTAACGCAGTTCATATTAACAAGCAAAACTTCAATAGAAATTCCTAAAGGGACTGATATTAGAATTAATGCGTTTGCATATTCAAATGTTGGAATCAATACAGTAAAAGTAAGAGTTACTGGAGTATTGTCTGACGTATCTTATGATAAAGATACTTATTTGATGTCAAAAGGAGATCCCCTAAAAACTGTTACTTTAGGATACAGAGGAACTAGGGAACTGGCAAATAACTGGATATTTAATATATCAAATAAGTTTAACATACAGCAAATTAAAGGACCCAATTCATCAAATCCTTCCTTAAATCTATTTTCTTATGAATTTATAACTTATGATCCACATACATTTTATCTAGGAGACACTCTTAATCTAATTTTTTCTGATGGAACTAGTGTAACGAATTATAAGGTTGTTAGAGTTAATAATGACAATTCAATAAGTGTCGAAGGTCCAAAAATAAACAACCTAAACCTAAAATATATTGCTGAAAGAGTTATTTCAAAACCAAAGTTTTCTAACTTTAGTTCATTGAATCAATATTCGGCAAATATTCAAAATGTTTATTTGAAAAATGAAGAAGATATCTATGTTGCTGCCAATTCTCTGCCAAGTTATTTGGATGAGAGTATTGATTTAAAGACAACTGATATAGTTTTCTCTGGAATTTTTAGTGGAGAAACTTTAGATTTAAGTTCGGGAAATCCAAATAGTTATCATGGTCTTTATACTGGCGACTCTATAACATATATTGATCCATTTGACTCCTCAAATTCTTTAGGAATACTTCCAAAATCTTATTATGTGCAAAAGATAGATGACTTAAAAATCAAACTATCAAACAGCAGATCTGATCTATTTAATAAAAAATATGTTTCAATTTCAGGACCAGTAACCGTATCCAATAATATTTTCAAAAAAACAAAACTTCAATTTTTAGATCTTTCTTCTCAAAGTTATATTAAAAATGTAACAACTCCAGTGCCAACAAATAATGAAGATAATGCAGAAACACCATCTGGTCCTGTTGGAATATTTGTCAATGGAGTAGAAGCATTTAGTTACAAATCTGAAGATAACGTATATTACGGAGGAATTCAGCAAATAAGTGTAATTGATGGTGGAGAAGATTATGATGTCATTAATCCACCAGAGATTTCAATATATGATGTTAATGGTTCTAATGCATCAGCATATGCACATATTGAGGGATCTTTAGAAAGAATTGATGTTATTGACGGCGGATTTGATTATGTTGAAGATCCTATAGTGACTATTTCTGGAGGAAATGGTATTGGTGCAGTCGCAAAACCAAATCTAACAAGTTTTAGACATAAAGTTTCTTTTAATTCAATAGAATCTGCTGGATTTGTAAATCTAACTGCAAATACTATTGGGTTCTCTTCATATCATAAATTTAGAGATTATGAGAGAGTTTCGTATCTTACTGATGGACAAACATCAGTAGGAGGAATTTCGACAAATGCCCAGTATTATGTAAATGTACAAAATGAGTATAATGTAAAACTGCACAAAACTTTAAATGATGCAGTTTCTGGTATTAACACAGTAGATTTGACTTCATATGGTGTTGGAATTCATATTCTAGAATCATTTACGCCAAAGAGAGCAATATCAAGTTTTAGTATTTTGGATAGTGGTTCTAATTATTCAAATAAAAAGACTTCATGTTCTTCTTCTGGAATTAATACAGCATCAAATACTATCAATATAGTAAATCATGGTTATCAAACTGGGGAGGTAATAAAATATACTTCTACTGGATCCGTTATTGGTGGTTTATCCAATAATACGTCATATTATGTAACAAGAGTAAATGATGATCAGTTTAAACTTTCCCAGGTAGGAATCGCTACAACCAATAAGGATTTCTATTTTAAGACAGGGCAAATTACAAATTTGACATCTATTGGATCTTCAACTCATGTATTCAATTATCCAGAAATTACTGTATCGGTAAAAGGAAAGATTGGTGTCTCAACATTAACTGGTCAAGACTTTAATGCAAGAATTGAACCAGTTTTCAGAGGATCTATTACTAATGTGTTCGTAAGCAATTCTGGAGTTGGATATGGATCTTCCGAAATCATTAATTACGAAAGACAACCTAGAGTAGTTTTAGGTATAGGTTCTCAAGCTCAACTTTCTCCAATTGTAAACAACGGACAAATAACTCAAGTTTTAGTTTTAAATGGAGGAAGCAATTACAACTCTTCACCAACTATCAATGCGCTGGGTATTGGTACTGCAGCAGTTTTGACTCCTATAATCAATAATGGGAAAATAGTCGATGTTAAAGTTGTAAATGGTGGGGTTGGGTTTGGCACTGTAGGAACATTTTTAGAAGTCGTTCCAGCGGGTAGGAACTTTAAACCAGAATGTAAGATAAAGTCTTGGGTAGTTAATAAAGTAGAAAAAAGTTTAAACTCCAATAAAATACTGGATGATGATGGAGTTATTGACACATCTTCATATACAATTAATGGATTACAATATTGCCACTTATATGCGCCAAGAAAACTTAGAAGAAGTGTTTTTGGCATAGATTATGTAAATGGCAGAAAAGTTTTCATTCCAGATTTAAATATCAGTGGAAATAGAGAAGTAACTTCTAATGTACACTCCCCAATAATTGGTTGGGCATATGATGGCAACCCAATATATGGACCTTATGGATACTCTACTCCATCTGGAGGAAACATTAGAGAGATGATTCCTGGGTATGTTCAGCAAGTATCCTCAGAGAGACCAGATCCAGTATCATCCTCAGGTCAAAAAATTTATCCAGAAGGATTTTTTGTAGATGATTATCAATTTAATAATTCAGGTGATTTGGATGAACATAATGGAAGATTTTGCGTAACCCCAGAGTTTCCAAATGGAACTTATGCATATTTTGCAACTATTAATAATGGTTCCACAGAAACATCAGGAGCATTCAAAAACTTCAAGAAACCATCTTTCCCATATCTAATTGGAAACACTTTCAAGTCTGTTCCTAATCAATCTAATTATACTAGAGAATCTACAGACCAAAGATTATTCTCCTTTGAAGACAAAAATCTATTAAGAAACACGACGCCTTACAACTTAACAAGTGCAAATTCTCAATATGATTTTGTTTTCAATCCAATAAAAGTAAAAGAACCTGCAGTAAAAGTAAAATCAATCCTTTTATCTGGACTAGATGACATTGGAATCACTACTGGTGGTAGTGGTTATAAAATTGGAGATAAAGTAGTATTTAATAATACAAATACTAGTGGTTCCGATGCATATGCTGAAGTTTCATACTTAACAGGAAAGGAAATTAATTCTATAAGTTTTGCGTCAACTTTTGCGCAAAATGTCGAGTTTTATCCAATGAATTCAACTGGAAAGTTTATTGGATTCTGTTCCAATCCACACAGTCTCGTAAATAAAGATATTATATCAATTTCCGGTCTTAATACATCAGTTAGTTCTTTTAATGAGTTCTTCCAAGTAGGAGTTAGGTCAGATACTCTTTCTCTTTCCGGTCCTGTTGGAAACTCAACCGCAACTGGTATCATTACTTACTTTAATGTAAATGGTTCTTTAGAGTTTCCAAATATAAGAGAAAATGATGTTTATCAGATTGAAAGCGAGAAAGTAAAGGTTTTATCAATTGATAGGTTATCTTCTAGAATCAAAGTTTTAAGATCTTATCAATCTACTGCCGGATCAGCACATACTGCATCCACAGTTTTGTATGAAAAAACTAGAAAGTTTACTTTTGACAACTCAAAAGGAGTAAACATAAATTACAACTTAAACAGACAAATATATTTTAATCCAACAGAATCCGTTTCTTTAGGGTCATCTGCAGGTATTGGAGTAGGTTCAACTTTATATTTTTCTAATCCAGGAGCAGGAATCACAAATATTTTTGTCCCAACAAAAACAATTTATTTGCCGTCACATAAACTAGAAACTGGAGAAGAACTTGTTTACTCTAGTAATGGAGGATCTTCATTATTTGTTTCTGATGATGGCGTAAGTAGTTTTCAGTTGTCAGATAACCAGTCAGTTTACGTTGCTAAAGTTTCTGATGATTTGATTGGTATTTCTACATATAAAGTTGGTTTGGGTTCTACTGGATCTTTTGTCGGTATTGATAGCAACATAACAACTTCCACAGTATTCTTTACAAATGTAGGTTCTGGCGTCAATCACAGTTTTAAAACAGTTTATCCGAATGTTTTAACTGGAGAGTTTGTAAAAAATACTGTTACCGTTTCTACCGCGTCAACTCATGGACTAAAAACGGATGATGAGGTTTATCTTGATGTTCTCCCCGGAATTACCACCACTATTGTAGTAAAATACAATGACAAAAACAGAAGACTAGTAGTAAATCCAAAGTCTTTTATCACAACAGATGTTAACATCACAAATAATACGATTAGTATTCAAAATCACGGTTATGAAACTGGAGAAAAAGTAATCTACAATGCAATTGTTGCGATTGGAGGATTGGCAAATGATGAAATATATTATGTTGTCAGATTTAATAAAGATACTATTAAACTATCTTCCAGTTATTATAATGCAACTAAGGATATTCCAGAAGTAATTGATTTTACAAGTGCTTCTGCAGGATCTCTATCTTTAGTCAATCCAAGAATTTTTGCAATATCTAATCAGGTTGTTAAATTTGATTTGTCTGATAGTTCACTTTCATATAACAAAGGTTCTCTTTCATACCCAGCATTTGATTTTAAATTCTACACAAATTCAGATTTTACTGAAGAGTTTGATAAAACAGAAAATTCTTCAAAATTTGATGTTGTTAAAACTGGAAGAATTGGAGTAACTTCTACTTCTTCAGTTACATTAACCACAACAAATCTTGATTTTGATTTGTACTATAACTTGGTTCCAGTTGATCTGAACGATAATCTTATTTCAAAAAAAGAAATTATAGTAGATAATGATAATATCATTGCAAATAATAGATTAATTTTATCCCAAAGTTCCTATTATGGATTCCACAAAATAGTTGGAGTAGGACAAACGACTTTTACTTTCAATATTTTAGATTATCCAGAAAGTCTATCATATACCAGTTCTGATGGGAACTTCCAATATTATACTGATTCTAGAAATACAACTGGAGAAATTAAAGCGGTTGAAATAAAGTCTTCGGGAAGATATTATAATACTTCTCCTGGCATAACATCAGTATTTTCTACTACAGGTCGTGGTGCTATTTTGGAACCACTTACAATTTCTATTGGAAAGGTTAATAGAGTTGAAATAGAAGATATTGGATTCGATTATCCAGCAGATTCAACTTTACGTCCATCTTCCAAATTACCACAAATACTGAAGGTAAATCCACTCTCTGTATTTAAGAGTGTTGGCGTTTCGTCGGTTGGAATTGATTATAGCGTTTCTCCGGAACTTGTGGTTATTGATTCATATACCAATAAAGTTGTTGATGATGTTCAGTTAAAATATGATGTAAATGCAAAAACGGTAGAAATCGTAAAAAATACTGAGGGAATATACAATACCAAACCATCAATAATCCCAACCAATAACTCCAATGGGGTTCCTATTAAGAATATAACATTTAATGGAACAAATAAAAATGTAACTGTTGAACTAAATGTTAATTATAGTTTTGGACAAATCTTCCCATTCAATGTCGGAGATAAAGTTTTAGTTGAAAGTGTTAGTGTTGGAACTGCAGCAACCTCAAAGGGATATAACTCCAAAAACTATAACTATGCATTATTTACTTTAACTTCGGCAAATCCACAATATGGTGGATCAGGCGCAAATATTGTTTATAATCTTTCAAACTACTTATCAAGTTCAGAATCTCCAGGTGCTTTTGATGCTGAAAATTCTGCAGGTATTGTTGTTCCAGAAAAATATTTTCCAATATTTGATCCTGTTTTGGAAAAATATAAATTCTTTAAAGGTGAAAAAGTAAATAGTGGATCTTCAAGTGGTTTTGTATTAAACTGGAATGAGTATACAGAAGAGTTAAAATTATCATCCAGCGACACTTTTGAAGTTAACTCAACAATTGAAGGAGAAACTTCAAAAGCAAAAGGTTCAATCGTTACAGTTCAAGATTTCGATGCAGTTTATACTGTTGATGCATCTTCAGTTGTTAGAAAAGGATGGCAATCTGAAAGTGGATTTTTAAATAATCAGTTCCAAGTTACTCCTAATAATGATTATTATCAAAATTTCTCTTACTCTATAAAATCTAAAGTTGATTATGAAACCTGGAATGATGCAATAGGAAATCTCAATCACACTTCAGGATTCAAAAAGTTTAGTGATTTGTCCATTGAGTCAGTTGATTCTGCTTTTACTGGAATAACAACATCTCAAAATGGTGGCGATTTTTCTGGACTGGCAGACTTAATAACAGAAATTGATTTAAATTGCACATATGATTTTGATCTTGCTAGAGAAAAAACATTGAATATTGATTCTGAATATTTTTCAAAAGAAATTATTTTAAATTCTGTTTCTCTACAGGACGAATTTCAATCAATAGGAAATAGAGTTCTCTCAATAGATGATATTAGTGGACAGTTTTCTAACCTTCCATCAGAACAAAATTATTCTAATGTAGATTCATTTAGATTGTCAGACTTTAGATCTAAAAAATATATAACCTATGTAAGAGACAAGAGATTTACTGGTGTTAGACAGATCTACCTAGTTTCTTTAATGCACGATAACCTGGAAGGATATCTAAATCAATATGGGAGATCAGAAACTAGTGTTGATTTGGGATCGTTTGATTTCTCCATTTTTGGAACTGAGGGGACACTAGAATTCTATCCACTAAGTTACTTTTACAGTAACTATGATATTAGTGTAATATCATATGGGATTGAAGATACATCATCTGGAATTGGAAGCACTTCTTTTGGCAGTTTAATTGATGTAAGATCTTCAACGACTACTGTTTCTGCGGGAACTACTGCAAGAACAAACATTGTTGGTATTGGATCCACTTACTTGGCATCAAAAGTTTTAGTTCAGTTTTCTTCCACAAATGGTACATATTATCAGTTTGATGAAATAACTTTATTGAATGATGGAACTGACATAAGTATTCTAGAATATGGTCGTTTATCAAATACAAGTAGAGTTAGATATGTTGGAGAAGGAATAGGAACTTACTCGGCATATATTTCTGGATCAAATGTTAACTTAGATTTTACGCCAAATGTTGGATTGGGAACCACTTATGTTATTAACACACTCAGAGTTTCTATCGCAAGTACAAATGTTGGCATTAGTACTTCATCCCTGTCATTTAATACCTCTGAAGTAAGATCCGGATACGTATCTATTTCTTCCTCACCAACTCCAACTCAAATTGGTATAACAACATATTCTAGAGAATATGGAGCTTCATATTACATTGCCGCAGTTAAAGACACTACAAATAATGAGTATCAAGTTTCTGAAATAGTTGTCGTTGACGATGAAACTGAGGCATATCTATCTGAATTTGGTGTTGTAGAAACTTCTTCTGGTTTAGGAACTTTCGGAGTTGGTGTTAGTACTATAACAGGAACAACATTAACATTTACTCCAAACCCAAATATTTCCGCAGAGGTTAAAGTTTATCAAAACTCAATGAGGGTCGTTAGTGCTGGAAATACTTTAGAATCTTATGATTTGACAAACTCCAACATAGAGACATCTTATGGAGAATTTGAGGGGATTTATAACTCAATTAAGAGATCATTTGATTTAAAACATAAACAACTACCAATTTTCCAAAGAGTTTTTGATGCATCAAACACAACAGTTGTAAACGTCGCAAATAATTCCGTAAGAATTCCAAAACATTTTTATGTAACTGGAGAAGAAATTGTTTATAGTGAAGGGAATGGTAGTCCTATTGGAATTGCAACAACATCAATCCCCGGAATTGGATCCACCGATTTATTACCTTCGTCAGTATTTGTAGTAAAGTTAAATGATTTGGACATAAGATTGGCAGCAAGTGCAGAGAATGCACTGAAAGCAATCCCAGAACCTCTTACAATTACTTCAGTTGGAATAGGAACAACTCATTCATTTACTGCCAAAAAACAAAATACCAAATGTTTGGTAACTATTGATAATTTCATCCAATCTCCTATTGTTTCCACTTCTACAACCTCAACTCTTACAAAAGCGACTGCCTTTAATATAGTTGATTTGACTCTTTCTGGAATAACTTCTATTTTTGGGGGAGACTTATTAAAAATTAATAATGAGATAGTAAAGGTAAATACAGTTGGTTATGGATCAACCAATGCTTTATTGGTTGATAGAGGTTGGATGGGAACAAACGCAGAGAACCATTCTATTGGATCAACTGTTACAAAGATTATTGGCAACTATAACATCATTGAAAATACAATTCACTTTGTAGAAGCTCCATATGGAAACTCTCCGATTGGAACTATAACAAATAGACCCGATGATAGAGACTATACTGGAATTACCACTCGTTCCACCTTTGATGGGAGAGTCTTTTTGAGATCCGGAATAGAAGATGATATAAATGAACCTTACAGCAAAAATTATATTTTTGATAGTCTTTCTGAACAGTTTACTGGAATAAACACTGAATTTGTTTTAAAATCTTCCGGATCTAATGTTACTGGATTTTCTACTGGAGGAATGGTTCTTCTAATAAATAACATTTTCCAGGAACCCCAAAGACTTGGATCTGTCAATATTGGTGGTGATTATAAACTATCAGAAAATGCAGGAATAACAACCCTGGCATTTACGGGAACAATATCGTCAACTGCATATGATGTTAATAATGCAAGTGTTCCAAGGGGAGGAGTTATTGTTTCGGTAGCATCAACTCAAGGATTTGGTTATCAACCTCTTATTTCTGCGGGTGGAACCTCAGTAGTATCAATTTCCGGTACTATATCTAAAATCAGTGTTGGATATTCTGGATCTGGATATAGATCCTCTAATAGATATGAAATCGTTACGAAAACTTCTTCAACTATTAGTTCAGGAAGTACTGTCATTCCAGTAGATAATCAAAATGGAGTTCTTAATAAATTACAATACTCAACTTCAAACACAATAGGAATAGGATCAATATTCCAGGATGTTCCTATCGTAGGTGTTGGATTAACATATGTTCTTATTGGATCTGGAAGTACTTCTAGTCAGTCAATAGATTCTGGAACTTCCACTTTAATAAGTCTCAATTCTCCAACTGCCGGACTAGTTGACGTTGGAGTAAAAACTGCCAGCAATGGAATTTTAAATTATGAGTTTATTGGTTTCTCCACTGTTTCTGCAGGACATATATCTACTAGCATAACCATTACAAATCCAGGATCTGGATATACATCCTCAAATCCACCCATTGTAGTATTCGATTCCCCAGATAGTTATGATAATATTCCTTTGGTTTACTCTTCAGGATCTTCTGGAATTGGAACCCAATCTACAGTCAATATTGTTGTAGGACAAGGATCAAATATAGTTGATTTTGAAATTAGAAATCTAGGTTATGCTTATAAAGTTTCTGAAGTTCTTACTATTCCTACGGGAGGTCTGACAGGAATTCCCACAGACTCATCAAAACCATTCAGAAAATTTGAGTTAATAATTGATCAAGTATTTGCAGATCTTTTCTCTGGATGGACTATTGGTGACTTCCAAGTAATTGATAAGATAGAAAACTTATTTAATGGCACTAGAAGAAACTTCCCAATTAAAATAAACGGAGACCAAACTTCTATTAGAGCAAGATCTGGATCAAATATTGATATACAATCTGTCCTACTAATATTCATAAATGATGTCTTACAGGTACCCGGATCTGGATATACGTTTAATGGCGGAAGTACATTTACTTTCTCAGAACCTCCAAAAGAGGGTGACACCTGCAAGATATTGTTCTACAAAGGAACGGGATCCATTGATGTTACCTTCAATGACATTTTAGAATCCATTAAGATTGGAGATACTGTTAGATTGAATAGTGATACTTTATCACAAAAAGAAGATGAAAGATTAGTAACAGATATTGTTTCCTCCGATATTATTCAGACCAATCCTTATAATGGATATGGATTATCAACTGACGAAACTCTTTCTAGACCTCTAATATGGTGCAGACAGACTGAAGATATTATTATTAGTGGACAAGAGATTGGAAAAAATAGAAAGATTTATGAACCTCTTATTCAACCAACCACCAATTTAATACAAAATGTAGGTTCGGCATCCACCGAAATATTTGTCGAAAGTGTGAAAATCTTCTTTGATGATGAGAGAGAAAATTCAACAACGCCATTCAAAACAAAAATACTTGTAATTTCTCAAGATGCTATAGTTGGTGCATCCGCAACTGCTGTAGTTTCTGCTGCGGGAACTATTTCTTCGTTGAATATTACGAGTGGTGGTTTAGGATTTACGACTAATCCAACGGTTATAATTGGAAATCCAATAGGTGTTGGTACAACATCTACTGCTACTGCATCTATATCTTCTGGAATAGTAACTTCCCTTACTGTAACAAATCCAGGATCTGGATATACTTCATCAAAACCTCCACAAGTTCTAATCGAGTATCCATCTCTCAAATCAGAGAGAATTGAAGATGTTTCATATGAGGGTGATTTTGGAATAGTTGTTGGTGTTTCTACGACTTCAGTTGGCGTTGCATCAACTGGAATTGTATTTGATTTGTTTATCCCAACAGACTCTTATCTAAGAAATACTAATATTACAGTTGGAGTTGCATCAACTGGAATTAGTGGAATAAAAACTGATTACTACTTTACAATATTTAATTCTAATATTGGTTTTGGAGTAACCTCATTGGATTCCACAAATACAGTTGTTGGAGTTGGAACATCTTGTCTCGATAATGTATATAAAGTTGCTTCAGTTTCTATAGCACAAACAAGTGTTCCTGGAGTTGGATTAACTAATGTTTCTAGAGTTACTGTAAAAGTTTTGAGTTATAATGGTTTAACTGGAATGGGATACAGTAACTTCTATGGTCAATTTAGTTGGGGCAAAATAAATACTCCTACTAGAAAGAGACCTTTGAGTTTTAATTCTTACAATACTAATGGGGTTTCCGGATTATCTACTAGCACAATAATTCAAAGAATAAATCCATTGAGATATGTTGGATATTCTACAAGCGTTCAATAATAACTATAAATAGATAAAAAACGACAAAAATGTCTGCGATTATAACTGATCAACTTAGAATATTAAACGCCAAAAACTTTGTTGCAGCAGCGACAACAAGTTCCAATAGTTATTATGCATTTGTTGGATTGCCGAATGCATCTAATTATGATGCAAATTGGGATTCACTTCCACCTGCACCAAAAGATAACTTTGATCAGGAAAATGACTATTGGGACACAATAATCGCTTTGAAAAAAATTACAAGTGGTGATGTGAGGCAAGTAGTTAGAAAAACTACTTGGACTTCCGGAACAATATATGACATGTACAGGCACGATATTAGTAGAACTAGTCTGTCTGTTCCATCAAATGCAACTAGTTTATATTCTGCAAACTTTTATGTAGTAAACAGTGATTATAGAGTTTATATCTGTTTATATAATGGTATTGATCCAGAAAATCCAACTGGAAAACCATCTTTAGATGAACCAACATTTACTGATTTAGAGCCAAGAGCGGCAGGTGACAGTGAAGATGGATATATATGGAAATACTTGTATACTATTAAACCAAGTGAGTTGGTTAAGTTTGAATCTACTAATTTTATTCCAGTTCCCTCAGATTGGGAAACTAACTCAGATTATGTTGCAGTTAGAAATAATGCATTGATTAGTGGTCAAATTAAAATTGCCCAAGTTTTAAGTAGAGGAGTTGGTATAGGAACTGCAAATAGAACTTACGCAAACGTTCCAATCTATGGAGATGGAACTGGTGCCAGATGCACAATTGTAGTTAATAGTGATTCGAAAGTAGAATCTGCTATTATCACAAATGGAGGATCTGGGTATAGTTACGGTACTGTTGATTTAGTCGCAGGTGGAGTTCCAACTGGTACATCTACTCCAACATTTAAAGTCATTATTCCTCCCCAAAACGGACACGGATATGACATTTATAGAGAACTTGGTGCTTATAGAGTATTAGTTTACTCAAGAATCGAAAATGATACTGAAGATCCGGATTTTATCGTTGGTAACCAGATAGCAAGAGTTGGTATTGTAGAAAATCCTTTAGCATATGCTTCAGATTCTGTTTTAGTAAAAAATAAAGCAAGTGCATTATCCGCTTTAAAATTAGTCGGAACTGGATACAGTACTGCTAACTTTGCAGCAGATTCTTTTATTACCCAAACAGTTGGTCTTGGTTCAACTGCAATAGGTAGAGTTGTATCTTATGATAAGAATACTGGCGTTTTAAAATATTGGCAAGATAGAAATCTAGTTGGATTTAACAGTGATGGAACAGTAAATTCAACTCCTCTATATGGATTTAACTTAAATCGATTTACGTCTTTGCCAGATACTGGAGGATCTATAACTATTTCTGCTTCAGGTATAAGTGGATTGGGTATTGATACATCCTTTACCGGCGTATCTACCACAATAAATAATAGAAGATATTATTTGGGACAAACTTTTGTCAATGGGGTGTCAAATCCGGAAGTAGAAAAATATTCTGGAAACATAATTTATGTTGACAATAGACCTTCAATAACAAGATCGTCAAATCAAAAAGAAGATATCAAAGTCATTTTGCAGTTCTAAAGAATTATGCCACAGCAAACTAACCTAAATGTATCCCCATACTTTGACGACTTTGATAGGGAAGATCAATATTATCGCGTCCTATTTAAACCGGGATATCCTGTTCAAGCGCGAGAGCTTACAACTCTCCAATCAATGCTTCAAAGTCAAATTGAACAAGTTGGCGATCACTTTTTCAAGGAAGGTTCTGTTGTAATACCTGGAAATATTAACTACATTGATAACTACTATGCCGTAGAACTCCAAGATAACTATCTCGGAGTTGATATTTTATCATATTTACCATATCTAATTGGCAAAACAATTAGAGGTGCTAATAGTGGAGTTAGAGCTGCAGTTGTAGGTGTACTGAGTTCTGGAGATTCTGAAAGAGGAAACAATACAATTTATGTAAACTTTTTAAATTCCGATGTTGTTTCAAATAGTTATCAGGGATTTTCTGCAAATGAAATTTTACTCGTAGAAAGTGGCATATCCTCACCAAACTCTTTAGACATAGAAAGAAATACTATTTTACAACCCAATGAGGGTTTTGCAGTAACGATCTCTTCAAATCCAAATTCAATCGGTTCCGCTGTTAGTTTATCTGAAGGTGTTTATTATTTAAGAGGTCATTTTGTAACTGTAGATGAACAAACAATAATTCTTGATCAATACTCCAATAATCCAAGTTACAGAGTTGGATTAGATGTTTTTGAAGTAATAGAAACTCCAGATGACAATATAGATCTGAATGATAACGCTCAGGGATTTTCTAATTACGCTGCACCTGGAGCAGATAGACTTTCTATAGTTGCAATTTTAACCAAAATACCCATTAATGATCCGAATCCAGTAGCAACTCCTAATTTTGTTCAATTATTGGAAGTTAGGAATGGTATTCTTCAGAGACAAATTAATAATCCAGATTATAATGTAATTGAAAAAGAACTAGCAAGGAGAACATATGATGAGTCGGGAAACTATTATGTAAAATCTCCTTCTGTTTCGGTA